CGATCCCAATTCCGCGCCAGCCGGAAACGCGCCAGCAGGAAACGAGAAAGCCGAAGCGCCTCCTGTCGAGCCGCCGCAGGACGATCAGTCCGATGGCGAGCAAGCAGAGACAAAGGCCGAACCCGAAGAGGACATAGACATCGGTGCGGCTGATGATGAGCCGGACGACGAAGATGAAGGCGATGACGACGAGGGTGCTGATGCACCCAAAGGCGGCAAGCGTCTTCAGCGTTACCGAGAACAGACGGCCCGATTGAAAGCCGAGAACGAGGCACTCCGCAGCCGTGATAGCGGCGGCGTTCCAAGTGATCAGGCCCAGCTGCAGCGCGCGCTCGAATATGCGGTGCTGCAGAAGATCGGCGATCCGCCGCGTCAGCAAGACTTCGGTGACGACTACGTCGCATTCGCCAACGCCAAGCTCGCATACGAAATCGATGCACGTCAGGTTTCGCGTGAGGTCCGCAGGGAGTTCTCCACGACGATCAAGCAAGAGCAGGATCGCGTGGCGGGTCAGGTTGCGGAACACAAGGAACGGGTGCAGCGACTTCGTAGTCGCGTGAAGGATTTCGATGAGGTGATGTCGAGAGCGACATTGCCTGTCGCGCCTCACGTCGAGCGCCTGCTACTGGCGTCGAAGAAATCCGACAAGCTGACTTATGTGCTTGGAAGAAATCAGGCGAAGCTCGCACAGCTCAACCGCAGTTCCCCGGAAGAAGCCGCCCGAGAGATCGGGCGTCTGGAAGGCCGGCTGTCTCTGCCGTCAGCAACCAAAACGAAGACACAGGCTCGCAAGCCAATCACACCGTTGAAAGGCAGCGGCGCAGCGCCGCCGTCCGAGACTGCGGCCGTCAACGCCTACATCAAAAAGACGTATGGCGACCGCGCGTGATCCGGCCCGAGCCGCAGCCAATAGGAGCTACGGCAAATGGCTAACACGGTCCTAAATCCAAGTATCATCGCCAAGACCTCAGTACGCATTCTCGAAAACGAACTCGTGATGGGCTCGAAAGTCTATCGCGGGTACGAGGATGAGTTCGACAAAAAGATCAACGGCTATGACGTTGGCGACACCATCAGCATCCGCAAGCCTCAACAGTTTACGGTGCGAACTGGTGCCACGGCGTCGAACCCGGTGCAGGACGTCACCGAGGGCAAGCTCTCCCTCTCGGTCAACAAGCAGATCGGTGTGGACTTTGCGTTCACCTCCACCGAGCTGACGTTGAAGATCGACCAGCTTGCTGATCGCGTGATCAAGCCGGCGCTTATCCGGCTCGCCAATCAGATCGACGTGGATCTGATGAACCTCTACGCGGCGATCCCGAACTGGCTGGGCATCACCGGAACCGACACCGACGCCGTGATCGACAGCTTCGCGAAGTTCGCGCGTGGAGCTGAACGGCTTGACCAGATGGCCTGCCCGCAAGACATGCGTTCGGCAGTGCTCGCGCCCGACAGCTACTGGGCGCTGGCTGGTGGTTCGCTTGGGCAGTTCCTCCCCCAAGTGAACCAACAGTCCTACCGCAGTGGTGAGATTGGCAAGATCGGCGGCATCGATACTTACATGTCGCAGAACGTGCCGACGCTGGTCAACGGAGCCTACGTTGACACGGTCCCGACTGTGGCCGCAGCCGGCGGCACTGGTGTTCTCAGCACGACCTATCTGGCCGTGAAGGACACCGAGGCCACTCCCGGCACGATGGACATCAACCTTGCCGGCGTGGCTCCCGCCACTGCAGTGATCAAGGCCGGAACGGTGTTCACGCTCGGCACGGTTGGTACTGCCGTGCATGCGGTCAACCCGGTCACCAAGGCGACGCTGCCGTTCCAGCAGCAGTTCACCGTCGTGCAGGACAGCCAGCCGGCGGTTGGCGGTGCGGTCACGGTGAAGATCACGCCGCCTATCATCCCGGCGGCGACTGCGGCTGCGGCCGATCTGGCGTGGGTCACGGTCGACATTGCCCCGGCGGCCGGCACTACCGTGCAGTTCGCCGGCAATGCCAGCCTGACCTATCGGCAGAACCTCATGTTCCACCGCGACGCTTTCGCGCTGGTCGTCGTGCCGATGGTGAAGCCCCCGGGTGCGGTCGATGTTGCCCGTGAAACATACAAGGGCACCAGCGTTCGCGTGATCCCGTACTACGACGGCAAGAGTGATACGAGTGCCTATCGCCTCGATGTTCTCTACGGGCTCAAGGTGATCGACAACCGGCTCGCCGTTCGCCTCGGTGGCGGTGCCACCGGCTCGCTCGGTAACCCGTCCCTGTAACCCGACTACGGCCCGCTTCATCCGAGGCGGGCCGACTTCATTTCAAGGGAGTTCTATCGATGGCAAAGAAAGCCAAGGACACGCCCAAAAAGCGCACCAGTGCAGGAGCTGCACCGAAGGCGGAAGAGGGCAAGGTGCTCGGCACCGTATCGATCCCCGTGCAGGCCCACATCTTCACGGGCGACAACGTGACCAAGTTCAACGAGCTTGTGATCGAGCTTGGCTGTCTCGGTCTGGCCGGCGAGCCGGATGCAATCATCGAGACGTCGGGCAACTCGCGCATGCTCGATCCGAAGCGTCCACCGACGACTTCGGGAGAGGGCTTGCACGTCTTCTTCGATCCGCCTCTGACCGGCGGCAGCTACGGCTTCCACTTCCTCCTCACCTACAACGAAGCCGTCGAGGCGCGCACGGCTGCGCCGGAAGACAAAACGGCCCACGACGACGAGGCCGCATAATCATGGCCCAGACACGCCGTCAGCTGATCGACAAGGTGCTCGATAAACTCGGCGTGTTGGTGCCGGGGCAATCTCCCGGCGACGAAGCGGTGAGCAGGGTCGACGGCTATGTCGATCCCTGCTTCGCCACCCTCGCTGCGCTCGGCATCGTCTATGTGGCCGATGCCGGCGTCGACAATCCGCCGAGCGGCGGTGCGATTGAAGACCCGCTCGTCAATCCGCTCTCCGACTACATCGCTTGGGCGTGCGCTGGTGCGTTCAATCTGGGCGACAGCCCGCAGCTCAAAATCCTGTCCGATCAGGCCGAGAGCACGATGCGGATCATCGGCCGGCCGGCTTCGACCCGGCAGACGCTGCGCACCGATGCGCAGCTGCGCGGTGGCACGCACCGGGCGCTGGTTGGCAACTTCACGCGGGGAACCTGATGCCGCTCGGAACAATACAGGTGCCGTTCCCCGACACCACGATGCCGGGAACGCCGGGACACTTTCAGGAGAGTGGCGGGCGCGTCATCAATTCGTACATCGAGCCGCTCGGTCAAGCTGCGCCGTCGACTGTGATCTACCGGCGAGCACCGGGATTGAGAAACTTCGGCACCACTGTTCGCACCGGCTTTCGCGGCGGCATCCAAGTTCTGGCGACGCTCTACACGGCTTGGAACAATCGTCTGGTGACGTTTGCCGAACCGGGTGGTGCGGCAACTGATGTTGGCGCTTTCCCCGGAACGCTGAAGGGTTTCTTCGCGCGCAACAACAGAAGCTCAACACCGGGGCCGCCGGCTTGGATTACTGCGACGGCTTACTCGGCCGGCAACATGGTGAGCAACGGTGGCTCGCAGTATCTGTGCACAGTCAATCATACCAGCGGTGCAACATTCGCGACCGATCTGGCGGCGGGCAAGTGGGTGCTGCAAGGCATCGGGCCGGACATCGTGTTCGTTGATCCTGACGGCAACATGATCGGCATCAACGGCACTGCCATCAACACTACGCTCACTCGTCCTAGCGATATGGCTGCGCCCAATTCTGTCTGCGCAATGGACGGGTTCTTCGTCTACACGATCAGCGACGGCAAGGTGTGGGCGAGCGACAGCAATTCCAATTTCATTCCGGCGTTGTCGTTTGGCACCGCCGAAAACAAACCGGACGGTCTGGTCCGCGGAGTGCCTTGGGCAGGGCAGCTGTTCCTGTTTGGCCCGTCGACCACTGAAGTTTGGGCGAACGCAGGAACTACACCGTTCCCGTTCGCGCGCAGTGTTGTGATCCCGCGCGGCATCGCCGGCCCGTACTGCGTCAGCGGCTTTGAGGATAACTTCTCGCGCGCGCTGGTGTGGGTTGCCGACGACAACACCGTCGTGCGGCTCAACGGCTATCTGCCGGAAAAGATATCGCCGCCCGATCTCGATGGGCTGATCGAACGGGAGCCGGCAGTCAGCGGGCTGAAGCCATCATTGGAGATGTCCTGCTTCATCTCGCGCGGCCACGCCTTCATCCTGCTGTCCGCGCCGACGTGGAGTTGGGTGTTCGACTTGAACACCAACAAGTGGGCCGAACGCAAAAGCTATCTGCAGGCGCGATCACGCATTACCGGCAGCGTGTTTGCATTCAACAAGTGGCTGTGCGGCGACTTACTCAGCAACAACGTGCAGGAGATCACCAACCAAGCAGCGACCGAGGTTGGGCTACCGTTCCGCTGGCAGCTCGATAGTGGAGCCGTGGAAAATTTCCCGGTAGGTGCGCGCGTCGGTCGCTTCGACTGCGAGTTCGTTACCGGCGTCGGCATGGGCACCGGGTCACACGCCCAAATCATACGGGACATTCACGGAGGGGCAGCGTTTTCCACGCCCACCGGAACAGCCAATCGCGTTTCTCTAACAGTCGATAATGCAAATCTCGTAACGGATGGGGATGCCGTCGTCGTGTCCGGCGTCAGCGGAATGGCGGGAGTAAACGGAACTTGGGCGGCGGATGTGGTGGACTTCGGTCATACCGTGACCGGCGCGGTCGCCAACACAGCGGGACGCATTCGCCTAACGCTCGACAACACCGGCATCATGCACACCGGAGGCACATGCCGGGTCACGAATGTTAAGGGCACGATAGAGGCCAACGCCACTTGGACCTACACCGTCGTTGATGGCACGCAGATCGATCTGGACGGCTCGGTCTTCCTGCATACTTACATTCCCCCCGGCCCTACTGATCCTCCCGGTTTCCTTCTCGATCAGACGCATATCGATCTGCAGGGGTCGACCTTTCCTGTTGGCAGCACTTACACAGGCGGCGGCACGCTGACCGATCTGGCATCGGTTGAACCGATTGAAACCGATCCGGTGGTCGAGATCAGTTGGAGCGACGATGGCGGCCAGAACTATTCCGCACCGATCATCCGCAAGCTCGGCAAGCAGGCACAGACGCGGCAGCTCGTATCGCTGATCGCTTGCACCGGGCGGTCGAGTTGGAACGCGCGGCGCTGGCGACTGCAGATTTCCGATCCGGTCTATGTCGGGTTCATGGCGGCGTATCAGGCGCGCAGCCCGAAGGTGTCGGACATCGGCTAATGGCAACACAGATCAATCGTATTCCGCCGCCCAGTGTTCCGCTGGTCGACGTGCAGACCGGCATTGTCAACGAGTACTGGTGGGACTTCTTTTCCGTTCTGGCCGGCGGGCAACCGCTGAAGGACTTCGCTAGCGACGCCGCAGCTGCGGCGGGTGGCGTGCCGATCAACGGCTTTTACCGCACGGCTAGTGCGGTCAAGATAAGGGTGACGTGATGTTCGATTTCCTGTCTGGCAAAGACGAAGCCGAAGAAGCTGCGGCGAAGAATGCGGCGCTCTATGCAGGGTATGGCGTCGACACCAGCAATCTGTTCAAGGGCTACAAAGAAGATGCGACCAACGCGCTGACCGGCGCAAAGACCGCCGCTCTCGGTAAGCTCGGCCAAGGGCTGACCGACACGCTCAATCCGCTATACCAAGGACTGACGGGATCGCTCGCGGCCGGCAATGCCGGCGTCGCGGCTTTCAATCCATTGAGCGATCTAGGCAAGAACTACGGCGGGGCGGTCAATCGATACTACGACACGCTCGGCCTCAACGGGCCGGATGCGGCGCGAGCTGCGCAAGCGGGATACGTCGCCGATCCCGGGCAGCAATATCAGCTCGATGAGGCACAACGTGCGGCCATGAACGCCGCCTCGCGTACCGGGTCTGTCGGTGGAGGCAGCACTGCGCAGGGCATTGCCCGCGATGCGCTCGGCATCGTCAACAAGAACTACGGCGCTTACCAAGATCGCCTCGCACAGTTCGCACCGCTGCAGCTGTCGGCCACGGGTCAAGCTGCAACCGGCGTCGCTGGTGCAAACAAGACGCTCGCCGACATTTACAATCAGGGCTACGGCGCAATCGGTGCGGCCAATCAGCAGAACGCCACGCAGCAAGCTGCACTCGAGAGCGGCTTCGGCTCCGACATTGCCAACGTGCTTGGCAACTACACGACCGGCCAAGGGCAGTCGCTCAAGGACATCGTCGCCGGCAACGCGGCGGGGAACAACTCGATTGCGGCGCAGGGTGCTGCCGACGCCTCCAACACTTGGGGAGCAATCGGTGCGGCGCTTGGTGCGGCTGGCAAGGTCGCCAGCGGCGGCTTCGGTGCTGGCGGCGCATGGGGCCAGCCAAAGGCATAGGTGAGAAATGGCTATCAATCCGATCCGCGTTAATCCGCTCGACATTCCGCCGCCGATACCGGGAGGCTTGTCGCGCGCTCCCGACAGCACATGGACGAACCTTGCCAGCATCGGCGACAGCTTTGCCGAATATCGCGACCGACAGCAGCTGCAGGAGATCGGCAAGCAATCGCTCGGTCCAGACGGCAAGCTCGACATGAACAAGTTCGTCAGCGCGAGTGTTCTCGCGGGACGCAATCCGCTCGCCATGCTGAAGCTCGCCGAGGACATGCGGCATCAGCGGGCATCGGAGGCCAATGCTGCCACGCTGGCGAAAGCAGCAGAGACTGCAGCTGCGCGAAAGCAGTGGACCTTTGCTCCTGATGACCCGCGCGGTCCCGGCTGGCTCGCGCCGCCCGATCCCCAAAATCCATCGGGCATTTTCAAACCCGTGGAGCAGGGACCGACAATCATTCCGCGCAGGCCGCCGGGTCCGCAGAGCGCATTGCCGGAACCGGGTGGGCCTAACGTCGCGGCGTTCGATCCCAACGATCCCGAGAACGCGCCACCGTATCAGGTAGCCGGCCCGCCCGTGCCGCCGCCGCAACAGCCGCCGCAGAACGTGCCAGTGGTGCAGGCGCCGGCACGACCGCCGCAGCCGGCGACAACTGGTCTGCCTCCCGATTTCGAGGAACGCATCGCACCGCTGCCCCCCGGCAAGCAGGAGGAGCTGCGCGGCCTCGCCACCTACAGGGATGATCCAGCCAAGCTCAAGTTCGCAACGGAACAACAGCAACGCAGATACTTCCAAGAATTGCGCGACCTCGTTCCCGGTTGGTCGCCCGAAGGTTTCCGCCTGCGTGAAGAGGAGAGAAAGAAAGCAGAGGCGCTCGCAGAAACAGAACCCAAAGCGCAGGCGACGCAGCTCGGTCAAGAGAAAGCAAAGATCGAGCTGGAAGCGGTCAAGGATGCGAAGGCCGCCGCCGATCTGCAGCCGCTGCTCGATGATGCCGTGAAGCAGTGGGAGCAGCTCATCAAGTTCCAACGCTTCGGTGGATTGCACACCGGCACTGGTCTTGTCTCCGGTTCCACGGCGGCGCGTCTTCCGCAGCGGTTGCTCAGTTCAACGGAGGAACAGCTGCGGCAAGGTTATGAGCGCACGCTCGCCTCGCTGCGCGCGAAGATCACATCCACGATGAACCAAGGGCAAGGTGCTGTCTCGAATTACGAGCGGCAGATGTACAACCAAATCTTCCCTGAATTCACGACCTCCAATCCGCAGGGCGATCTCGCGACGCTGCGGCAATTGCAGGCGAAGGGCCGACAGGTCGCCGGCATCGGTCGCGAAACTGGATTGGGGAAATCGACGCCGGGATTTCTCGCTGATCGACCGGCGGTCGAGCGATCTAACCCAGACAAGACCTACCAGTTCGATAAGGCCACGGCTGAAAGCTATCGCGGCCGATCCGACGTCGCCCGGGCGCGCGCGCAGCAGCTCATCAAGGACGGGGCCGATCCCGCGAAGGTCAAGGACGCACTGCGCCAGATCGATCCCAGATTAGCGGATGAGTTCTGATGGCTGACGCATTCGATGAGATCGCACGCGATCTGGAAACCAGCGGTCCCGATCAGCGCATAGTCGACACCACTGGTCAAAAGCGCGACGTCTTCGATGTTCTGCAGGGCGAGCTCGCGGGCAACCGTGGAAAGCTGGAGGCAACCCGCGCCGGGGCGGTGAAAGACCTGATGGTCGTCGGCCCGCTGCTGGAGCACGGCTATCAGGCCGGCAAGACGGCACTGGGCTACGATCCCGGCTTCACCGGGCGTGCGGTCGCGGCCAATCCCGACTACGCCGCCCTCGGCGGTCTGATCTCCAATACGGCGGCAACGGGCGGGATCGGGGCGACCAAGTACGGGGCAATGGCGCTCGGTGGCAAGGCACTGCCGTTCCTCGGCCAGCTGGGGGAGAACCTCCTCACTAGGATGGGGGTAGGGGCGACCAGCGGAGGCGCTCTAGGCGCTGCCGATGCCTACATGAGGGGAGAGAGCCCGGTAGCCGGCGGCGCAATGGGTGCGGTCGCTGGGGGCGCTGCGCCGGCAGTGGGCGGCGTCATGCGGGGGCTGATCTCCCCCTTCAACACCCCCACCCAGACCATTGCGCAGCGGACCACCCAGCCGGCAATCGACACGCTGACCAAGGAGGGGGTCCGGCTATCGGCCGGCGATCTCAGCGGCAATCGGGCGATGAAGGGTTTTGAGGATTTGCTTCGGCACTATCCCGGCGTCGGGGGTCAGGCCGAAGACCTCGGCAAGCGCGCCCATATGGACTTCACGACGTCGGCGCTGCGTCGGGCCAATCCGAACTTGCCGGAAGGCACGTTGGCGACGCCCGAGGTGCTGAACAAAGAGTTGGGCGCGCTGAAGACGCGGCTGGATACGGCGCGCAACAACACCGTGCTTTATCCGAAGCATGAGCTTGCGAACGACCTTCGGGATGTGCAGAGCACTTATGCCCGCAGACAACCCGTAGGCGGCGATCCCAACGTCAACGAGCAGCTCGCGCAGCTGCAGAAGCGGCTGCAGCAAGGATCAATCCCCGGCGAGCAATATCAGGCGCTGCGCACCGATCTGCGCTTGCTGGGTGAGAAGGCGCTCGGTCAGGGCAGGGCGGCGACGCCAGAGAGCAACGCCTACTTCAGCATGCGCAAGGCGCTCGATGATCAGATGGAGCGCGATGTCTCGCCTGCGTTCGCAGCGGAATGGAAAGACCTCAATCGCCGCTACGGCAATCTGAAGACCATCGAAGATGCGATGACGACGACCGCGCAGGAGGGGAACAAGGGATTTATTAATCCGCGCGCACTTGGTCAGGCGATCATCAGCCGCAGCGGAAATCAGTATGCGCGCAACGCCGGCCCCGAGCTGACCGAGCTGGCGCGCGCCGGCAACGCCGTACTGAAACCGCTGCCCGAGAGCGGCACCGGGCGACAGCTGATCGGTGCCAGCATGGTTGCTGGGGCCGGCGGCGTCATGGGCGGCGCGCTTGGCTTCAAAGGCAGCGAGGATAGTCCGGTCGCCGACACCGCATCCGGCACCGGCAAGGGTGCCATGAACTCTGCGCTCGCCGCACTCCTCCTCGGTCGCGTGGCACTTTCTCAGCGTGGCCAGCAAACACTGATGAACAAGCTGCTGTCGACGCCGCGCGCAGTCAGCCTTGCAGCCGGCCCATTGCAACAGTTCGCCCTTCCCGGGCGCTCACCCACGCTGCGCGATCTGGGGGAATAAATGTCTGGCACAATCAATCTGGCGCTCACGCAGCAATTCGACATGGACGGTGCGCCGCTTTCTGGCGGTCTGCTGACGTTCTACACGGCAGGAACATCGACGCCGCAAACACCGTACCAAGACACCGCACTGACAATCGCACATTCCAATCCGATTGTGCTCGATGCGAGCGGTCGGGTGCCGATGTTCTATGTGAGCGACGGCTTCATCAAGATCAGGCTCACCGACAAAAATGGCGTCGTCATCATTGCTGCGGATCAGCTGCTGGTGATTGGGCCGTCGTCCGGCGGCAGTACCGGCGGCAGCACTGGCGACGTGACAAGACAATTCGACACTGGCGACATCAAGGCGCGATACGACGACAAATCGATCAATGGCTGGGTCCGCTGCAACGGCAACACAATTGGCAACGCTGGTGCAAGCGAACCAAATGGCAATGGTGAGAGCGCAAAGGCGCTGTACCTATATCTCTATACGTTTCCAAGCATCAAGTTGGCTGATGGCGCGGTGAAGACCGGCAACGCCCTCACCGACTTCGGGAACAACCTAAAAATCGTTCTTCCCGATCTGCGCGGTCGCACCATTGCCGGCTTGGACGACATGGGCGCGTTGTTGGGGGCGGCATCGAGATTGACTGCCTCCTATTGGGGGCTTGTCGGAGTGACGCCGACGACAGATGCGATAACGCTCGGCCATGTCGGTGGCGACGAGAAGCGTGCGCTGGTGGCGTTGAACATCGCTGGACACACACACACCATCACGGCGTCAGGTGGCTCTCCGGCCCCCGGCGTCGGCAACTTCACCAGCGGCAGGGTCACCGTCTTCAATGGCAACACCGTCGATCACACCCATGCTTGGGGCAACTTTCTTGGTTCGCCTGCGCAGGGTGTCCCTAGCGGCGTCACCAGCGGGCCAATTAATGCGGCTGCAGATCAGGCTGTGAGCCTCGATCATACGCACTCTGGGGTGGTTGTTACGAGCCACCCGCAGGGGTCACTCAACAATGCGGGATGGTTTGCAGGCAGCGGCAGCACTGGAAACATCGATACGCTCGTCGATCAAACAGGAACGGTTGGTGGCAGCCTAAACCACTATCACGCGGTTGGTGGGCAGACCGGACCTATGGCGGGAGCATTTTCCGGGGCCAACACCGTCGATCACCGGCACACATTCAGCGGCACCACCGACGCCAATCAAGCTGCCGCACCAACGCCGCTCGCGACCGCCACTCCCTCGATGGTGATGACCATCTACATCAAACTGTGAGGCCGCAATGCCGTTCTATACTGGCCACATCGCGGCTGCGAGCAACCGCGCCGATCTGCTGTTCAGGGTCGAGTTGGTCGACCCAGCAACCAACGACTTTGTCGACCTCACGGGCGCGACGATCACGGTCGGGCTGCGCCCGGTGTCTGGCAGCAACAGCGGCTACTCAACGCCGACGCTGGCCGGCACCAATCAGGATGGGCACGTCACCATCGTCAGTCCCGGCGTGTTCGATGTGAAGTTCACACGCGCCGAGATGACGCAGTTCCCTCCCGGCGATCTCGACATTGGCATCACACTGCGGCAGGCCAGCGGCATCACCTATCAGCTCTTCGCCGGCCAGCTTCCGGTCGTTGACGGAGTAGTCGCAGCATGAGCCTCACCGCATATCCGACGTTGAGATTAAAGCTGACGATGCCGACTGCGCTCAAGCTGCAGTTTTTGCCGGCCGTTCCCGGCTTCAATGCGTCAGCCGCTGTCGCTGCGGTCGAAAACAAGGTCAATCGCCCCGGCGATACGATGACCGGCTTCTTGACCGCAAACGCCGATCCGCAAGCGCCGCTGCACTACGCCACGAAGGGTTACGTCGACACTGCGGTAAGCACCGCCGTTCCCGTTGGCAACTTCGTGTTGAAGACCGGCGACGTGATGTCCGGCGATCTGAATATCTCGGCGACCAATGCGGCGTTGCGGCTCAACGCGCCCGACACCAGCCCCACCTTCATCGTTATGGGGCGCTCTGGTCTGGTCCGCTGGTCGATGATGACGACCGGAGTTGAAACCGGCACCGGCAACGTCGGCTCGGACATCGGCCTTACTCGTTTCACCGATGCTGGTGGTGGCATCGATACGCCGTTCAATCTGTCGCGTTCGACCGGCGAGCTGACGCTGACGAAGCCGCTGTCGCTGCCGACAACGGGCAACCCAACACTGCCGCAGCATGCGGCGACGAAGCAATATGTCGACGCCAATGCGGGTAGCGGCGGTCCCATCCCCGGTGCTACCGGGCTGTTCGTTTTCAAGGACGCCACCAACGGCGTACTGACCAAAGCCATTATCGGGAGTGATCTCCCCACGGCACAGAATGCCGCGCTCGGCGCGGTGAAAGCAAAGCCAGCCGTCACAGGACAGGTTCTTAAAGCCCTCGCAGAGGATGGCAACTTCCTACAGGCCGCGCCGACGCCAGCCGACTTGGCTGTGTGGGGCATGCGTGAGAAGCTAACCGCGAACAGAACTTATTACGTTGCGACGGCGGCAAACGGGGGGAGTGACAGTAACAACGGTCTGCAACCAACCGTTGGAACGGCACCCAATGGACCGTTTCTCACGATCCAAAAAGGCATCGACACTGCAGTCGCTCTGGACCTGTCCATATTCAATTGCTCGGTAAGGGTCTTGGACGGGACATACATCACAACGTCAGTCGCGCCAGCCGCGAAGACAGCAATGGTCCTGAAGAGCTACGTCGGAGCTGGACCGATCAGCATCGTAGGCAACACGGTAAACCCGCAGAACGTCATCGTTGACGTCACGCAGGGCGACTGCGTCAACGCAACGAATGTTCTGGGGGTCTACAACATTGCGGGGTTCACGTTTATCGCAAACACGGCGGGCTACAACGCTACGCGGTGCAACGGTGGCGCAACCAATATCGCGTTTCAGGACATTCGTTGGGGCACGGCTCAGATCCACGTCATGTCGGACTATGGATCGCAAGTGTTCTGCACCGGCAAGCAGGAGATATTCGGCGACTGCCTCTATCATTGGAATTTCACCAACAAGGGCATCATTCAGGATGTTGGGAAGGCGATCACTCTGACGGGAACTCGGAACATCAGCGCTTTTGCTTTTGGTGCTTTCAATGGATTGCTGATCGCAAATCAACTTACCTTCCTAGGGCCTGTACCGAACGGACAGAAGTTCGTCAACGCATCGCTCGCCATCATCAACACCGGCAGTGCCGATCTGAACGCCTTTCCCGGCTCTGTTCCGGGCACGACGTGGAGCGGGGGGTATTTCTGATGGCCAGCCAATTCAACCAATTCGACTGGTATTGGTCCGTTCAGGACAACAACCCCAGCGGTCTGGTATACGGAACTAACCCCGGGGCTTATGTTCCTCTTTCCGATGCAAACTATGTTGCGTGGCTTGCGAAAGACGGCGGCGGCAACCAGCCGACGATCATCGACACCGATGCCAGCCTACGCATCGTGCTGAACAATTACGCCATCTCAAATTATTACCCTTCCACCAAATATCTCACGATGACGGCGGATGTCACGTTGACCAACCCGCCTCCCAACTTGATCAGCGTCACCAACAACACTGGGACACTTCTCAAGGTTATCCTGCCTGTTGCCAATGCCCCAAATTCTATTCCAATTGGCATTCCAATCGTGTTCAAAAACGTCAGCGTGGGAGCTGGAGCGTTTGCTGTTTCCCTTATGTCGAGCAATGGCACAACGGCGGTAGGCGGGCCGCCGGTTGACCCCGGCATGATCATCACCGCTGTGCCTTCGAGTAACAACAGCAAGCTCGGAGGCTGGGACGTTCGCAACTCTGGCAACGTCAGCGTGTCCGGTATTGCGGTTGCCAACCAATATGCCAAATGGACTTCGCCATACACCATTCAGGGTGTTGCGCCCAGCCAAGTGCAGCAAGACATTCAAGCGTATCCGATAACCGGCGGCGTCCTGACCGGCAACGTCACAATACAAAAATCAAATCCCATACTTACTCTTTGGAAAGCGGCATCTGGAGAGCAGGCAGCCATCGAAGGAAAGCGTTCCGGGGGCGCTGGGAGCATGCGCTGGCGGTTGCTCCTCGGTGACGAAACGAACGAGCCGGGTAGCGGCAATATCGGCAGCGACTTCAGGCTGGACAATTACAATGACGGCGGCACCTTCGTCGGTTCGCCGTTCAGCATCGGTCGCGCCACCGGCAATGCGCTTTTCGGCGCTAACGTGCAGATCACCGGCCAACTGACCGCCAACGGCACTATCCTTGTATCGAAGATTTCTCCCCAAATTATAGTGAACAAAACCGCTTCGGGCCAAGCCGCTCAAATTCAAGGCAAGACAGCAGCAAATCTCCGTTGGGTGATGAACCTCGGCGACAATGTCGCTGAGACAGGAAGCAATGCTGGTAGCAACTTCACTTTGGACGCTTATGACGACGCTACCAACACATTTCTCAGTTCGCCACTGACCATCGCGCGTGCGACCGGCGCTGTGACCATCAACGGCAATTTGACCGTCAATGGCACGATCATCGGCAAGCGCGAGGTGCTGACGGCGAACAGGAGCTACTACGTTCGCACTGACGGCAGCGACAGCAACAACGGTCTTGCCAACACCAGCGGCGGCGCGTTCCTCACGATCCAGAAAGCAATCGATGTCACTTGCGGTCTGGACACTGGTATCTACAACGTCGGCATTAACGTGGCGGATGGCACCTACGCTGTCACCGGCACGGCGTTGACGCTCAAGACCATCACTGGTGCTGGGGGCGTATCCATCACGGGCAACACGACGACGCCAACTAACTGCGTCATTGCCGCCACCAGTGGTTTTTGTGTCTACGCTCCCGGTGTGCGTGGGACATGGACCGTAAACGGATTTCATCTGAAGGCATTGACAGCCGGGTTCGATAACGTGCTGGCAACGCAGATGTCTCTGTTGAATTTATCCAACCTAAGATTTGAGGGGCTTAACGCGCACGTCCATGCCACCTTTGGTGCGGTGATCGTAGTCCAAGGCAGCAACTATTCCGTTGCAGGCAACTTCAACATCCATCTCTTCTGCGACAGCCACTCCACCATCCAAGAGGTTGGTTGCACCTACACGGCAATCGGTACGCCAGCCATCGGCCAAGCTTGGGCATGGTGTACGCAAGGTGCTTTGATCATCACCAACGCCAATACCTACACTGCTTGCGTCTGCACCGGGCCGCGCTACTTTGTGAGCGGCGTGTCGTATGTGAACACAGGCACCGCTGGCAACGCCACCTACTTCCCCGGCAGCACAGCGGGCTCCGTCGCGACCGGCGGCATCTATGACTAGTCTGCCAGCGGACTTACAGCCGGTCCCGGTGTTCGCATCGGGCATGATGAGGCTGCGCACCGGCTACGCCAGCACTGGTGTCATAATCAATCGACCGTCTGACGGCGCTACTTTTGAGCTGACCTACGGCAGCGACAACAAGCTGTTCGACTTGGCCGCCTTCGATACCTTTCGCAACGGACAAATCTGTCAGGTGCTGCAGCGCGCCGATCAGATGAACAACAACACGATTGGCCCAACAGCTCTCGCCATGTGCCCGAGGATTTCCAACTACACAATCGGAAATCACCGCTGCATGTGGATGGAAAGTGACGCCAGACTGTTTCCGCCATTCAATCCAACGGGGCAGTACTACGGGCTTGTCTCGTCTACCATCACCCAGCTTGGGATCAAGGCAAACGATTTCACCGTGATGCAAGTCGTGCAGCCCCACACCTCGGCATACTGCAATCAGGTGCAAGCGCCGGGGCTGCATCGCGGAACGATGTTTTCGATGGATGCTGCAGGCAGCGTTGTGGCACGGCTCTACAACGACGGTCTAGGTGATGGCGTTTCATACGGCAGCAACTATCGGCTAAAGGCGGCCACTGATTTTGATTACCGCATGAGGGATGGGCCGGTCGAAACCAACCCCACGCTGCTGTCCTGCACCACTGGAATAGAGGGCACGTTCCTCGGACAGAACGAGGATATCCGCTCGGTCGGTGCGCGCTCAAACATCACGACGATTGCACAGCAGCTGCGCATCGGCTTCAACGAAAACTCGGCGGTTAGTGCAAGCATCCCCAACGAGGGTGGCGCGTTTGCCGAGCTGCTGACGATGGTATGGGCACCGGCACTGACGCAACGGCAGGCGTCGATTGTGCGCTCGGCGATCTACGATCCGGTGCCGATTGATCACCGCAGATCGCGCACCAATGCGCCGCTGATCCTGTGGCTGACCGACAGTGTTTGGGCCGGCTTTCACGGTGACGATCAGCGCGGAGCCGACAAGCGCGTTATGGCCAATCTGCCGTCGTGGGTGCGGTGGGCGAACTATGCTGTCGAGGGCGCTCCCATCCTGCCGCAGGACGCCAGCATCCCCATCCAGTTCCCCGAGCATTACGCGCTCGGCATGTTCGACGGCTGGATTGCGCAAGCGATCAAGATGCACAAGGACAAGCTGCATTGCGTCTGGGGTGCGCCGATCAACGACTACTTCTGCACGTTCAACGGGCATACGCCACCGACGCCGCAGGAGGCCTACGACAATGCAACGCTCGCCCTGATGGCGAGGGTGCGCGCTCTCGCACCCAATGCGGCATTCACGATCTGCACCGCGACGCGCGCAACCGGCTTTGCCAACGACGGCTGGTCGCAGTCCGTTGGCAATCTCATTCGTTCTGGCGCAGCTGCACACAACTACAATGTGGTCGAGTTCCAGAACGACCCGGTGCTGAGTGTCTGCCCCGGTCCCTGCTATTCGGACGGCGCGCATCTGACCAACACCGGCTTTGATCGCGAGGCTGTGTTGCTTACACCCGGGCTGTCGCAATGGGCGGCACAGTTCACCCCATGACAAAGGAACGGTGGATTGGCATTGCTGTTGCAGTGGCGACTGTCGTGGCGACGCTGCTACTGCTCGCGCTGCTCCCTGCAAATTCGCGGGTGTCATACGACTGCACCGATCCCACCGAGCGTGAGCGCATTCGCGAGATTGCACTCAAGGGGATTGATGATGGTTTGCAGAACGCCATAAGCCACCTGTTCGATGTCTGGCAGAAAGACCCCACAACTTCCCAACCGCAGCGGGCGCAAGTAGGGACGACAAACGCGATCAATGCGCACATCCGCGCGCGCCAACATACGCTCGCTTGGAGCCCGCCAATCTGTGATGCGGAGAAACCAAAATGAAAGTCTTTATTTCCAGCGGCCACGGCTTGCACATACGCGGAGCGTCTGGCTCGCCGATCCCACCGTGCATGGACGAAGTCGATGAGGCGAGATTGATCACCGACGAGGTCGCGGTGCAGCTGCGCGCGCTCGGTGTTGAAGTGAAGGTGTTCCACGACAACACGTCGACCTCGCAGTCGACCAATTTGACGACCATCGTGAACGCGCACAATGGGTGGGGGCCTCACGATTGGGATATCAGCGTCCACATGAACGCCTACAATGGCACTGCGCACGGTGTTGAAACGCTGTACGTTTCAAACGCCGGCAAAGAGATGGCGCAGAAAATATCGGGTGCAATATGTACTGCTTCTGGCTTGACCCTTCGTGGGGACGCGGGTGCGGTGTACCGAAGCGACCTCAAATTTCTCAACTCGACTCTGGAGCCAGCCTGCCTCATCGAGGCGGGGTTCTGCGACAATCCAGACGACTGCGGCAAGCTCTCGTCGGCTTTCGCAAGTACTTGCTCCGCAATTGCAGGGGCTATAGCAGGACGCCAACCGGCCCCCGGCCCCGATCCCGGTCCTGATCCCGGCCCGCCGGCCGGCGTGTTGTTCAGTACGAGCGGTCGCGTCAGCTATTTCGGAGGCCCGTCCGATACCGGCGTAAGCCCTAGCGAGCAACTCGCATTCATCACAGATGAAATGCAGGCACCGCAATTATTTTTGCCATACCAGCCAGACGGGACGACCGGGCTAGCACGTCGACTAAATCCGTGGACGCCATACTGCGCCGCGCGTTGGGATTATGAAGACACGCCCAAGTCGATGCTGCGCGACAGCGGGCAGCTCGCCCGTGTCACCAATCCTCGCACCGGAAATTTTATCGATTGTTGGCCCGCTGACTGGGGGCCACATTCTGACACTAATCGGGTGATGGATTTAAGCCCGCTAGTGATGACGGTGCTCGACCTCACCACTGACAGTGAGGCCGAGCTAGTTTACCCGGCTCCCGATTAGGGTTTGGCTGGGCCTTGCCGCACGACACGCGGCATTTGTTGTTGTTCTTCTGTCTGTTGGTTCTGCAGCTGTGGCCGTTCCCGTTCCGGCACGAACTTCCTGCGCTGCTCAAGATATGTTGCGCGGATTTTATCCAGCACTGCGACTTGCTGATCGAGCCACGCAACGTGCTCGCGTATTTCCTCCATCTGCACATAGCGGAGATCATCCCCCTTGATCACGGCGTTTTCCGCCATCCGCTGCAATCCCACCACTAAGTCGGCCAACCGATCAGCCATCACTCAGCCTCCTCTGCTGCCTTGTCGGCCGCGATCTGCAGCTCGGCTTCATCGACTAGGTCGTTGAGTTCCTGTCGTATCGTGTGGATTTGTGCCTGCTCCTGCTTCGTGCGCAGCCTCCAGAACTCGCGCATGGCGTCCGCGCCAAGTCCTGCTACCGCGCGTGCTGTGTCGAGGATAGAAGGTGCCGCCCCACCCGAAGGGGTGCCAGCAGATGGGGCGGCGTCTTCCACACCGGGAGATGCGACAACAACCGGCGCGGAAGATTGGGGACCAGAGGTCAGCTCGTATGGCTTCTGTGCATCAGGCTTCGGTGCCGGCGGCTCGATCTCCACCGTCTGCGCCTGTTCCATCTCATCTGAAGTGTACAAGCCAGAGAGTTCCTGTGGAAACGCTTTGCGCAGCGCGAGCGCCTCGGCGCATTTCGCCAGCATCACGTCGGGCATGCTCGTCCACGTCTTCGTCGCCTTGCCTTCCTTGTTCGTCTGCACATACGAACCGAAGCGTGCGACGCCCCAGCATGGCTGGCTGAAGTCGCTGCGCAGCACACCGACGCGCGCAGCCGTAGGGGGATAGGTTTCCACCCACACATCCTGCCAGACGCCATCCTTGCTGCACCAGAACGGTCCCTCTTGGCCGGCATACTTTCCGCTGCGCTCGGCGATCAGCCGAAAGCCATCGATGGACACTTGGATGCCCATCACTTCGCGGCGCTGTATCCCATCCCACCGCTTGATCGCGTAGATTTGCCGCGAGAGCGGATCGAGCCCGGTGCGTTCGCACTGGTACAGGAACAGCTTGAGTTCGTTGTCGGTCGATCCCTTGCAGATCGTGTCCTTGATGAGCTGCAGCTGCTCGTCACTGAACCGGCTGGTGATCGTCGTTTGCTTCATCTTCGCTGGTACGTTCATCTCGCATCTCCAGTTTGAAAATTTCAACGGTGCTTGCAGTCAGTGGTCGATTTGGTCTGCCGTCAGGCCGATAGGGTCTGACGGTCGAGCGTGTTCGCCAAAACTTCATTGCGTCGCGCAATGTGTCGAAGCGTTTGGCCAGCTTCACGTCGTATGCGAAGGTGCCGAAGCCTTTGCCGCCCTCCGCATCAAAATCGAAGTCGACCAGATACTGTCCCTCGATCTGCCAAGGTGAGTGCATCTGGATAACGTAGGCTCTCATTCCGCCTTCTCCCGCAGAGCCAGATGACCGGCGCGGTTGCGCGTGATCTGCACGCCATACCCGAAGCATTTCTTCGCGTCGGCCGGCACCATACTCTTGAGTATCTTCGCGGCGTCGTCGTAGGCGGCTGCGCTGTCGCGCAGCTGCAGCCAGATGTCGGCGTGATGCGCGAACTCGTTGTTACCCTGCATGTCGTAGACTGCAGTGGCATCGATGGGCGCTGGCACCGCCGGCAGATCGACCGGCGGCGTGCCGTTGCGAACGTGCTCGATGAATTGCTGGCCTCGGAAGACCATCACAGCGGCATAGTCGGCATCGCGTTTGATGAACTCCACGACCGGCTCGGCGGTGCCCATGATGACCGACAGCGCGCATTGGTCTGCGCCGGTCACCTCGCACTGCCACTGCATCTGCGGCTGATAGCGGTCGATGATGACCTCGATGGGCTCTCGTCCACCGACGTGCTTGCACTCCAGCGGGCACTGCAGATCGTCCACCCAGCCGTCGAGCGTGCAGACTGCCCAATCATAGCGAACGTGCGAAACGACGTCGCCGATCCGGCTGATGTGCATGCGCTGCTTGCGCTCAAACCAGCGGACATTGAGTGGCTCGGTGGCGACGCCGAGCTGCACGGGCCAGACGTCATCGAGGTCGTCGGGAATTGACTGCCCGGTTTTCTCCCGCCAGAGCTTGTCGATTGCCAGTGCGTCGCCATCCATCAGGGGTTTCATGTCGCTGCCGCCGAGCTTGCCCATGCGGGCGGCAATCTGTGCTGCGTTGAGTGCCATCAGGTCACCTTGCCTCCTTGTGTTGGCTTGCGCGGAGCGTACATCTCGATCTTCTCCATCGGGCTCATCGGGGCTTTCTTCTCCACCGGCTCGCACTCGATCTTCATCGGGATGTTGTGGCGCAGCCGCGTCTGTGCTCCGCGCGCCTGCAGCTCCTCGCCGATCTTGCGCAGTACTTGCTGCTCGGATTGGCCGTGAGTGCTGGCATCGACTGTGATGTGAAAACGCTGCGTCGGTGCGAGCGGGGCATCACGCTGCGAGCGTACCGAGACTTTCGCCTGCGGGTGATGTTGGCTGTTCTCGACTGCGTAGCACGGTGGCTTGATCTTCGTGCTGTCGCAGCGGGTGCGCGATGTCGGTAGGTTCAACTGCTGACAGACAAGGTCGTGCGCCATGTCGTGGCTCTCGGCCAAGACCAACACCTTGCCGGTTTCCACCATCCCATTTGCATGGTTGGTGATGTAGTCGACGCGGAACATGTGTGACATCAAACCCCCTTTGCCATTGCTTCTGCGAGCGACGCGAACTTATTCATTGAGAGGAAGCGCCCGATGTCGACGCTGGCGTTCGCCTTTGCCTGCGTCTGCATCGCCTTCTTCTCTTTCAGGCTTGCATTAGCGAACCAGTGTTCTGGTGTTGCCTGCAGCGACGGCACCCAGACCGCATCCGTTCCATCGCTGATCGCGGTCCAGCGCGGTATCTTGCCGAGCGCGGCGACGATCTCCGATGGTGTGGCAGCTGGCATGCGGAACCGGGCTTCATGCTCGGTCAGCCCCATCTTGAACTGACGCGATACCTCGCCATCGATCAGTGCTTGCAGCGCCATCATCATGGTGGCGTGACTGAACTTACCGGGCGCGGTTTCGAGCTTGCGCATCACCAAGCCGACGACCTCGCGCTTGGTGGTCTTGCCGGCGCGCGCCTTCACCTTAAGCGCCGCCGCGACTGACTTGATGATGAGATCGGGGGTGGGCATCGGGCATCACTCCCGCGCTTCCCACGCCTCGCTCAATCCCTGCAGCCACTTCAATGCATCTTTGATGACGTGCTGCTCCTCGACGGTCCAAAGCTGGTGCGGCATGGCGTAGTCGAGGAACTGCCGCCCGGTGAGGTGGATGCCGGCGAGGGTGTTGAGCGCCTTCCGCACGCCGTAGACCATCGTGCGCCTGTCTTCGCCTTCCTTGGCGCGGCCGGGATCGGTGCCGAAATAGATGTAGCCGTCGCTGGCTAGGACCGGAGTGCCTTCTTCCTTCGCTTGCTGATTGGCTTCCTTCGGCGTCGGGAGCTTGTGCGCCTTTGCTATTTTCTTGGCATCCGCACTACTGAGCCGCTCGCCTTTTTCTGAGCGGCTGATTGCTTCCAGCCGCGCCGTTTCCGGCACAAGGTTGCGGCTGAGTATCTTCATTACCTGTGATGACATTCGAGGTTCGCGCGCGCGACCGCCGAACTTTTCGTAGATTTGGATGAGATTGGTGATGTGACCTTTGGACAGGCCGGTTGTCTTTATCGCCCATCTTAAGAAACCGGGGCGCTCGTATGGTCGCTTGGGATTGACCGGGAATGTCTCTTCTGCCTCGACCAACTCGCGACCGAGCGCCAGCGTGTTGGCCGTCCAAGTGACCATCAGCTCCTTGATGCGCTTGGCCGCGTTGTCCCGATATGTTTCGACGGTGTCTATGGTTGCTAGCGCGCCCATATTGTCTCCAATCCAGAAAAGTTGTACGAAAGGGGAACGGTAAAGGAAACCTGTATGAGGGTCAACATGGCGACGAAGGCCAAACGCAAGCGCAAATATGTCAGGCTGAAGCCGCTCAACAACATCGATCAGGTCATCAAGGCTCTCGGCGACAACCAAGGTCTGGCCGAGCTGACCGGCAAGACGACGCAGCACGTCAGCAATTGGCGGGCCTTTGGGCGACTGCCGAGGAAGTTCTACATTCCGCTGCAGCGCCGGCTGACAAGGCTCGGCTACAAGGCACCGCCGGAAATCTGGGGTATGGTCGACCAGTGAGGCGGATGATCCGCAAGCGGCGCGCGCAGCCCGAGGCCCAGATACAGCGCGCGGTGTGGGAACACATCCTCTACCGGGCGCGACCGGGCTGGAAGTTCTGGTCGACGCCCAACGCGGGCAAGCGCAGCCTGCGGATGGGGGCCGAGCTGAAGGCGCAGGGCATGACGGCCGGCGTCGGCGATCTCAGCATCGTGTCGCCGAGCGGTCGCTACCATGAATTGGAACTGAAGACGCCGCTTGGGAGGCTCTCGCCGGCCCAGCGCAAGCGTCAGGATGAGCTGAAACAGTCGGGGGTGATCTGTGCCGTGGCCTACGGCTTGGACGCGGCCTTGGCGATCCTGACGGGCTGGGGTGCCATTCGGTGATTGCGGGGACAACCCGGCGGATCGGACTTGCGCCGGCCGGCGAACGGGTGGAGCTTGCGATCTTCTCCTGCGGCGAGGGCACCCCCATGATCGTGACTGTGGCGCTACTGCGCGCGGCTGGGCTGACCGAGGTTCAGATCAATCGCGTGACGGAACTTGCTGACGCCGAGGTAACCGAGAAGCGCCGCGCACAAAACCGGATAGCTCAACAAAATCATAGAGCGCGTAAGCATATGACTGCTGACGGTCAGCAATGTCATGCTGACAGTGCTGACAGGGGATATACTTCTTCTTCCTTACTTACTTCCCTTCCTTCTATCGATAGACCTCTTTCTGTTGCCGCGCGCGTGAGCAATTGGCCGCGCGACTACCGCGAGCAATTCTGGGCGGCATATCCGAAAAAGAGGGAACAGCCCTACGCGCTGAAGTGCCTCGACAAGGTTCGCCGATCTGGTGAGGTTACGTTCGCGGCGCTAATGGCCGGCGTCGCGCGCATCGACCGCGCCGATCCGAAGTTCATCAAGAACCCGTCGACATGGCTGAACCGTGGGTGCTGGACCGATGGCGAGGGCGCTACGGCCGAGGTCGACAAGACTGACTACACGCTGCTGGAACAATTCCATGCGGCAAACCGGAGGAGGGCAGCAAATGGCGAAACGAAAACTCGGTGACATACCGGATCGGATCAAGGGTCAGCCGGTCACGTTGGCGAACTACGATCTCAAGATGGAGTGGTACGGCGCAATCATTAAAAAATGGGGAGACAACTGGCCGTTCTTGAGCCACGACGAGGATGCCCATCCTGCAACAGGCGATGAGATCGCATGGGATCGCTATTTCCGCCAACATCTCGGCGGTTACCCCAAGAGCTATCAGTTGTTCAGGAAAGACGTGATGAAGTTCTACAACGTCCCTGAAAAGTATCCTGAGTTGTTCGACATGGACTACAAGCCATGAGGCACCAACAGGAGTTCTGCAATCTGTTCGTTGCGCGCGGTCGACCGGGCTTTGACAAGATGGTCGAGCTGGCGCACGCCGGGGCGCTGGGGGCATGGGCTGCGCCGCTCTACGCGAACGTGGGGCGGCAGCTCGATCCCAAGGATTACTGGCGCTGGGACGCGGAGCGTGACGGCATTCACGTCAACCTGAAGGATTATCTTGAACACGTCCGCACGCCGACGAGGTGAGCCATGACCGACGTTCGCCCGATCTACGAAACGCCGGAAAACCGCGCAGCGGAAGCGGAGATCGCGGCTGTGATCGAGCGCACATGGTCGTGCGATCTGCACAAGCTGCCGATGCACTACAAGCTCGACTACATGGCGAGCAAGCACGACCAGCTCGTTGCTTGGCTAGAGGTCAAGCGCCGGCATTGCAACCGGGACACTTACGAAACGATCTACCTGTCGCTGATCAAGGTGATGGCGGCGCACTCGTTGCGCAGCATCACCGGCAAGCGGTGCTTTTTCATCGTGCAGTTCAACGATTGCCTTGCATATGCGGACATTCTCGGCGAGAGGACGGTGAGCTTCGGCGGTCGCACTGATCGCGGCGATTGGCAGGACGAGGAGCCGCTGGTCCTGATCCCCAAGTCGGACTTCACGATCATCAAACCAAGGGGCGAGTGATGTCACGAACCACCGGAGCCGGCAGGCACGACCTCTCGCGAGTGCCCGAGCCGCCCGGTGGTTTCCCCTCGGTGCCGACGTCAGTCCACAACACGGCACGCACGTTGACGCCGGTCGCGGTGGTCGACGTTTACGATGCCCGCCGCCGGCAGCGCGCGCTGGCGCGGATCGATCTCCTCGACCGCGAGCGCCGGGATCGGACGCTGGATGAGGCGAGCTATCTGGTTGGGCGCGAGGTCGAGCGGGTATTCGAGCAGATGACGCGGGTGTCGGGTGGTGGGCAGTGGTGTGAGGGCGACCGGCTGGACCCGGCGACGCAAGCCGAGGTGGCGGCGATCCTTGGGATCGAGCGCGCTCACATGGTCAATGCGTTCCTTGGGTGGCTGGTCCGGCACATCGGGCAGCGGGACACGGTGCTGCTGTGGCGGGTGCTGGGGCTGCGGTGGTCGTTTGGGGTGGCGGCGGTCGCTGCCGGCCGGCTGGACCGGCGCGGCAAGCGATACACCATCGACAGGTTCCGCGACGCCTTGGCTGTTCTAGCCGAGGCGAAGGCGGCGAAGGGGCGTGAGCTGCGGAGGTAGCGGCGGCCTTACGCGCGAACGCTGCCGCCGCCCTCCGATCAGGCCTTGGGCCTGATGGGGATCAGGTTGAGTTCTTCGCGATCCAGCGGGTAATGGCGTGCTTGCTGGCCATGAGCTTCCAGCCCCACTTGCCAATCGGCAGGGTTTTCTGCCGTGCGGCGTGATAGACCATCGCCTTTGAAATCCCGAGAAACTTGGCGATTTCGCCGGCTCCAAGCAGCATATCCTCGGCGGCTATTTCCTTGAGTTTATCGGCGTTTTCCATTGGTGCCTCCTCTCCGCACCTTGCAGCTGTTCGCCGCGCTTCGCAGCATCTATCGATCCTTATCCCCAACATCAACGTGTGACGTATTGGTGCCGGATAGCCGCCGCTGTGGGTGGCTAGGTACTGAGAAAGCTCGATAATTCCTGACAAGACCGGATAAAGGTGTGCCAAGGGCCAAAACAGCAAGAAACCCTTATTCTATGGGCATAAGTGTAATTGTTTCGTACAAAATGATGCGTTTCCGAAGGACGCAGCAGTGCATTGAAATCATTGGGAAATTAAAAAGCTTGTCGTAATTTTGTGACGTGCTATTTCTCCGGTGTTCGCAACGCAGACGGTCTGCCTCGCGCTAGAGGCCCTGCCAAGTCGGAGCGCTAACCCTCCGGGCGGGATATGGGCTGAAACCCCGAAAGACCGATCTGACCAACCTCTGGAGAACTTCGATGGCACTTCGCATCCGCACTTGGAAAACCCCTTCCGGCGAGAGCCGGCAGACGTATCAGATCGATTACGTCGTCAAGGGCCGCCGCATCCGCGAGAGCTTCGCGACCAAGAAATTGGCCGAGAAGCGCCTCGCGGTTGTGACCGTTGGCGTCGACGCCGGCACCCACACCCCCGATGGCCAGAGCATCACCGTCGCATTCGCGGCGGCGCAGTGGTTCGCGGAGTGTGAGCGCGCCGGCTTGGAGCGCGTCACCCTCACCCTGTACGCCCAGCAGATCGCCTCCCACATCAACCCGGTGATCGGCGACGTGTTGCTGTCGCG